TCAGACCTTTCGCGACGTCTGGCTCGACGACACGGTTCGCCGTCGGGTATCCCGCGCCATGGCTCAGATCCGCCCGGGCGGCGTCGCCTTTCAGCTTGTCGAGATCCTACCCGGCTATTTCGGCTGGCGTGACGACGTCGACGCGCTCGGCTATAATCGAGGGCGCTTCGCCCGCGTGATTTAAGGGGTCTTTATGTCAGGTAATCGACCGATCGTCGTCGGGCCCCATCCGACCCGCGAAGAGCGAATCGGGCTCGTCGAGCCCGCCGAATACTGGCTCGACTTCGAGCCCGGTTACGGCGACTTCGCCGCCGCCGAAGAAAATACCGCGGGCTACTACGTGCGCCGCTTTCCGTCGAATACGCCGCCTTCATGCCAGGCGGGACAGGTCGCCGCGACTCAGATCCTCGCACCCCTTCGCTATCCATGGCCCGTCGGGCGAACCGAGCTAATGCTTGAGATCACCCGGATCGAGCTTCTGTATAAGCGCAACGGAGCGAGCGACGCGCTCGACTTCGTCGTTCGTCGGCGCGACCGATCGACGGGCGTTTCTTTCGCCGTCGGCGCCTGGGATGAAGCGACGCACTTCACGACGACCGGGCTCTTCACGAAGTATAGCGAGACCCTGTCGACGCCGATCCCGCTGGACTATGCGAATTACTCCTATGGTCTCGGCGCGACGCTCTCGCCTAACTCGTCGGTCGCGCACGTCGACTTAGGGCTAATCCGACTGAAGATCCGCGCCTACGCGCTCGCCTAAGAGGTCAAGCCATGGCTAACCCGCCTGATTCCCTGCCTGAATGGGCTACTTCTGGTAGCGCTGAAGTCGTCACGCCCGCGACTTCCCAGCAACAAATAGGCTGGATTCAGGAGGATATCCCGCCGCACCAATTCGTGAATTGGTTTTGGAACCTCGTTTATCAGTGGATAGTGAACCTGAGCAAAGGCGCGTCTCGCTTTGAAACGCTCGAAGCGGCATGTGAAGCGCTGACCGTCGGCGATACGGGCTTCGTCGACGAGAACGAATACGCCGAGCAGCCCGGCGACGACCATTCAGTACTCGCGATCGTGAACCTGACTCGGTCGATTCTGACCGTCGACGGGATCAGGGCGTACTACCTGAACGACCCTGGCGCGGGCGGGATCGGCGACCTGACGAGCACGGATCGAGACCTCGCCGCGGGCGCGCCGACGGTCACGGTCTACACGAAGACGAACGCGGGAACCTGGCGCCGGGTCGCGACGAACGGCGCCGACCTCGTCGGCGCGTACGGGCAATACCTCGAATGCTGGACGCCCGGCGCCGCCGCTTCCCGCTGGATTTACGATCATGGCGCTCAGATAAACGACGTCGCGGTCGACGGCGCATACGCCTATATCGTCGGCGTCAGCGGCACGGGCGGCTTTGAGCTTCGGCGGATCCGCCTGAGCGACGGCGTGTCTACCTGGGATTACGACCATGGCGCCGACCTGCATTCGGTAGCCGTCAACGGGCGCCAGGTCTTCGTATGGGGCGACGTGTCAGGGCATGCGTCAGGCGCGCCGCTTCGCGCCGTCAACGCCGATTCAGGCGCCGACAAGAACGGCGAAGGCGGGATCGGTACGGATTCGAGTCAGGTCGCATGGAACGACAACGCCATACAGGCGAATACCTCGTCGACCGGCGAAGCCGTGCTCGCGACCGACGGCGACCTCGTCTTCGTCGGGCTCGACGCCGCCGCCCTGCATCAAGTCGAAGCCCGCGGCGCGGGCGACGGCGAGGTCGTCGCGACCCTGGCGCTTCCCTATGACGTGATCTCGCTCGCGGTCGATCACGAATACCTATACGCCCTCGTCGAAGACGCCGCCGTCGACGCCTACGTGTACGCGCTGAAGAAGGAATCGCTCGCCGTCGCCTGGCGTCGGCGCTTCGTCGGCGGGATCAGCGATACGACCCATATCGCGAGCGACGGCTTCGGCGTGTTTCTCGTCAACTCGAACGCGGTCGAAGTGACTCGCCTTCACCGGCTGAATCAGCCGACCATGGTACGGCGAAACGGGTCGCAGCGACACGCGCCGTATCCCCTGCTTTGTATCCCGACACGATAAGGATCTCTCATGGGCGCTTACGAGCTTGCTAACGAATTGGGGATTCTCGGCGCCGGTCGCCGCCCTGAATGGAGTCAGATCCCGACCGCGGTTCAGGAGTCGCCGCCGGGCGACGCCGACGGCGTGTATCTCCAAAACGCCAGGGTCGCGTATGTCGCGATCCAGCTTCGCCGACGGGTCAGCGCCCGCACGGTAACCGTAACCGTCGACGTGCTCGACCTGACCGCGATCTATACGATCACCGTCGGCGGGAATGCCTGCATCTACAACGCAGGCGGCGCGGGCGCCGCGACCCTTCAAGACGTGCTCGAAGGGATTCGAGACGCGATTAACGGCGTTCCAGCCGCCGCCGCCCTCGTTACCGCGGTCGTCATTGACGACGACGGCGACGGCGTCGACGACACGGTCGAGATTATCGGCGACGCCGTCGCCGACTACACGATCGCCGAAGTCGCGACGGGCACGGGCGCACTAACCGCGCTCGCCGACTCGACCGCGACGACTGCCTTTCTCTATGCAAAGGTTCGCGGCGCGGCGAAGTCGACGTCGACGACGGCGCCTTCGGGCTGGTTCAAGCCTTCGGGCGGCGAATGGAGTGTCGACGTTCAGGGCATGATCGAGCGGATCGAGAGCGCCGGGCTTAACGACGGCTTCGTCGAGCTATCCGCGCTCGCTGGCGTCGTCGGCGACGGCGGCTCGGTCGTCAATTACGCCCGCGCCTGGCTCGGGCCCGCCATTATCGAGGGTTCGTAATGTCGAATATTAATAAGGGGATACACCCGTTTAAGTCTTTCAATCCGCTCTCGGTTCCCGGGCCGCTGTATGAAGACCTGAAGACGCCCGCGGCGTCTCTCGGTAAAGGGTCGAGCGCGCCGACCGTGAAGGTGTTCGTCGGCTCGATCGAGCTTCCCGCCTTCGCGCCGAGCGGGCCGACCGAAGACGGTCAGTTTAGCGTCCATTTGCCGCACGACTTCAAGGCGGGCTCGACGCCTACCTTTCACGTTCATTGGTCGCACACTGAAGCCGCCCCTACTGGCTCGGTCGTTTGGGGCGTCGAAGTCACTGGCGCGAAGGGCTACAACGCGGGCGGCTTCGTCGCGCCCGTTGCAGTCTCGACGACGTCGGCGGCGGCGGCTCAGGTCGACGGCGACCCGCCCCATACGATCACAAACGACGACGATATGCCGCTTCCCGCGGCGCTCGTCGCGATCCTCGAACCTGATACCGAGCTTTTGTGTCGGGTCTTCAGGGATACGGGGGATCCCGCCGACGACTTCGGCTTCGACGCCTTCTTTATCGAGATCGACCTTCATTACGAGATCGGCCAGATCGCGACCGAAGAGCGAAACCGACCCTTCCCGAGCGCTGGCTTCTCGCCATGACGCGCAACCCTGGCGAAAGCCGAGCCCGACTCGGGCGCACGGCTGACGAGGTCTCGCAATGTCGATAATCAGCGACCGCGGGATCGTCCGGTCGCCAGCGCCAGCGCAGGCGCCCGCGGCGACGATCGAAGAGTTGATCTCGGCGCTGGTTCCTGGCTCGACGCCCGGCGACTATGTCGCGACGGCGGGCGGCGGGATCTGGCGCAAACTTCTGCACATTGGAGCGGGCGCCGAGCAGGTCGACCTTTCAGGCGGCGGCGACGGTCAGTATCCAAACCTCGAAGACGTCGACGGTCGACTTTACACGATCGAAGGCGAGTCGCCCTCGCTGCTCGACGTTTGTGCGGTTACCGCGAACGGTATCGAATTCGAGAATACCGGCGCCGTCGCTGGCGCGATCCGGATCGGGCTCGACGGCTTGCCAGGGTGGGCCGATAACGGGCGCGTCTTCGTCGCGTGTCGGGTCTCGAACCTGACGCTCGGCAATACGAACGACCGTATGCACCTTCAGATCTGCGATCAAGATACGGGCACTTGGGCTTGGCTCGTCGCGATCCCGATCAAGCGAGTAAGCACCAACGACTACCGCTTCGATATCTATCGGTTCAATGGTGGATTTACCTTTGATGCTACGGGGCTGATCGCGGCGAGCAGCGCGGGCGATCACTGGCTCGTATTCGACGTCACGCCGCGAAGGTGTACCGTTCGCGGCGATATGGGCGTCGCCGCCGACGTGCCCGACCTTCCCGAAGATATGACGTTTCATTCTGAAGTCGGCGATCTGAACGGGATTACGAGCACGGGCGGCGTCAACTCGGATCAGTACAATACGATTCGACTTCAGCTTCAGACGACCGCGGGCGCGTTCAGCCGTGCGACCGTGTCGGATCTGATCGTTATGAAGGAAGGGGCATAGTGAAAACGATATACAGGCACGACGCCGCATACGCGCCGGGCTCGACCCGGCGCGGCGTCGCCGCCCTGCAACGGGCGGGCGTCGACTTGTCGTCGAAGCCATGGGTCAAGGTCGAGAGCGACGACGACGGGCGCTTCGCCGTCGCCGCTGAAGGGTGCGTCGAAGGCGACCTCGTCGGCGAGAAGAGCGAGCCCGTTCGCGTCGGCGAGTAGCGATTCGACGTCGCCAGCCAGACCCGATAGTCGAAGAGGTACGGCGACGTCGACGTCGTCGTATTGGGGCTACCGTGAAGCGACTTCTATATGCCGGGCTGACCGGCGCCGCGATCGTGCTTCTTCAGCGTCAGCTACTCGCCGCGCTCGGCGTCGAGATCGCGAAGGCTCTCGGCGAGCCGCTGAAGGTCGACGGCGACTTCGGCGCGAAGACCGAGACCGCGGTTCGCCTGCTTCAGCGGCGGGAAGGGCTGACCGTCGACGGCGTCGTCGGCGACGCGACTCAGGCGGCGCTCGACCGCCTGCTCGGTCGCACTATGGGCACGCCGAAGCCGACGCCCGCTCGCTACCGCGGGAAGCTCTATGGCCCGTTCGGCGTCGACTTCCCGGGCTGGCCTGAGTCGGGGATCTTGTATGTGACCGGCACCTTCGACGAGCTTCGAGGCGGGCGGCGACATGGGGCGCTCGATATCGCGATCCCCGTCGGCTACACGCTGGACGCTGGCGCCGACGGGCTCGTCGCCCGGGCTATGTCGAGCGCGCGGGCGCACGGAGGGCGCGGGCGCAACGTCGCGATCGACTACGGCGACGGCGTCGTCGCTGAATACTTCCATATGAGCCAGGTCAGCCGGGCGAAGGGCGACCGGGTCGGCGAGGGCGATATCGTCGGAAGAACGGGCGGCGCCGTCGACGACGACGGCGGCGGCTACACGGGCGGGCCGCACCTTCACTATGCCGTCACGGTCGACGGCGAGCCCGTCGACCCGCTCGAATACACGGACTTCTCAGGCTGGACGTTTCGCGGCATGGTGTCGGGCTCAGGGCTCGCATGAGCGCCGCCGCGACCGTCGGCCCGCCCGACGGCGCCCGCGACGCTCTCGGCGCGCCTGAGCGCCAGCCTGACGCCGTTAGCGCCGAAGACCTGACACCGATCGCGGCGGCGTTGCCGGGCGACCTGCTCGTCGAAGTCTTAGAGCTTCGCGCCGACGTGCGCGACCTGGCGCCGTCGCGAAGGTCTGGCTCGACCGATCGCAAAGGTCAAATGCAGGCGCGCTTTCTGCTCTTCCTGCTCGGCTTCGCCGTCGTGAACGCCTTCGCCCGGTTCGAAGCGCAAGTCGTCTTTTACTTCGTCGCTGGCGCGGCGGGTAAGAGCGCCTTCGGCGTTTGGGGCAATGTTCAGGAATGGCGATCGAAGGCGACTAAAAGCGACGGCGGATCCGCGCCATAGCGGTACTGATTCTGTATTTACAATCGTGGTTTTCTGATAGATCGAAGCCCGAGAGACTGAGCGAGATATAGACGATCTCAGTCTCTCGAACCGATACGACGTGAAATTCAGCCGCCTTCGCTTGTGAGAATTCGAGCAGGGCTCGAAGGTCGCTTTCGGGGATCTCTTCGACGGGAAGCGATACGAAGCGGTTCACTCGAAGCAGTAGCAAAAGCGCGGTATACCCTTCGTCGGCGACACGGTCGAGCCAGTCGTCGCGAACGGAATCGGCGCCGTCTGAATAGACCTCGAAGAGCATGTCGACCCGCGTCTCTTCGTCCATATGGACGGCGCGAAGAAGCGAGACCCGGATCGCCCGGGCTCGCGACAGGATCTCGATCAGGTCTGAATAGGTCGCGTGTATGTGAAACCCTGTCGACTCGGGCGCGGCGGGCTCGCCGATCGCTTCGGTCGCTTCTTCGTCGGCGTCGGCGTCGGCGGGCGGCTTCTTCAGGTCGGCGAGCGACCGAGCCCGCCAGACCTGAACGACCTCGAAGCCGATCTTCGCGACGAGCGCAACGGCACCCGAGCCGATCAGGGCGTCGACGACGCCGAGCCCTGATATCGCCTCGATCGTTCCCATTCGCGAGCCTTCCTTCGTGAGAGGTCGCGAGCGTCGAAGACGCGGGCGACAGGCGCTCGCCGGTATTAGGATACACACCCTGACGCCGACGAGCCCGTCGCGGGCTGAATTATCGAGCGCGGATCGTGAAAACGATATTTTCTCGACCCTGTCACTATTTCGGGTTAGCGCCGCCCGCTATTTCGGCGTCAGGCGTCAGGCGTCAGGCGTCAGGCGTCAGGCGTCAGGCGTCAGGCGCCAGCGTCGGCCGCTCAGGTCGTCGACCGCGAAGAAGTCGGCGACGAGGTCGCATTCGTCTTCATACCAGACGTCGACGCCGACGCCGCCCTTCGCGCTCTCGGGCGTCTCGACGAGTACGCCGGAGTCGACTTCGAGAATCTTCAGCGACACGTCCGGGCCGACGAGCTTCATACCCGCTTCGAGCTTCGGGTGTAGGCTGATCCCGGCGAGGGTCAGGAGGGCGGCGATCTCGTCGTGAAGGTTCGCGACGACGGGCGAGCGGTCTTCGGGCTCGAAGCGCTGCTCGGCGTCGTGTTCGGCGTCGCGTGCGATACAGACCTCGCGATAGCCCCCGAAGTGATCGCCCTGAATAAACAGGCGCCGAGCGTTGTCGAGCGCGGCGGCGACCGCGGGCGGCGTCTTGAAGGTCTCGCCGAACCTGAAGAGGGCGTCTTCAGCGGCGGCGCTGGCGAATGTCTTCGGGCCGATCTCGTCGAAGCCGTCGAGCCTGAAGTCGGCGAAGGCGCCGTCGGCGGCGAGTCGGCGCCGGGCGAGCCAGATCACCGGGTGAAGGTCGACGGCGAAGGCGTTGTCGAAGTGTCGCCGAAGCTCGGCGAGAACGGGCGCGGCGAAGGCGCCGACGCCCTGAGCGCCGCCGACGACGGTATAAGAGAACCTGATAAACCAGTAAGAGCGCATTTTTCGATCCTTGTTTCCGCTGGTGACGTCCGAAGCGGCGTCGCCGCCCGAGAGAAGCCCGGGCGGCGAAGTCGACTCAGAATTCGCCGCGAACCGTGGACTCGTAAGAGAAAATCCATGTCTCGCGAAGCGAGTCGGCGTCGCTCCAATTCAGGTATTTTCCGCAGTTAGCGAGCCAGCGGTCGAAGCAGGCGACAGGGATCCAGTCGGCGCCCTTCCCGCGGATCCCCTTCATGGCGACCCGCGAAGCGTCTTCGGCGGCTGCTTGATCGAGTCGAGCCATTCGTTCCGACGAAGCGTCGCGGGTCCGCTCAGAAAGAGAATCAAGATAGGGCGTTTTAGAGGCTTGAAGCTTCATTTTTGTTTCCCTTTGCCGGGCGTCTCTCGCCATGACGAATACTATCTAACATGACGGCTACACCCTGCAAACGATTAAGGCAAAGAAACGCCCGAGCCCGTCGCCAGGCTCGGGCGCCGCTCGACGAGCGCGTCGCCGACTACTCTTCGGCGGGCTGCTCGAAGGTGATCTCGGCTTCGGTCTCGATCTCGGCGCCGAGCCTGGCGTCGTCGTGCTCGACGGGCTGCTCGGGCGCGGCGCGGCGGCGGCGGCGGCGGCGGCGGGCGTCTCTCGGCTTGCGCTCGGCGCGGCTCGGCTTGCGCTCGGCGGGCGGCGCGGCGTCAGGATCAGGAACGGCGCCGACCTTCACAGCGGCGCGAATGGCGTTCGCGTATCGCCTGGCGCTGGCGAGCAGGTCGAGCAGGTTCGCCGCGCTCGGGCGCGACATGTAGCGAAAGAAGGAATCGTGAAGGGCTTCGCCCGTCGCGTCGAGTCGTTGTTCAGCTTGTCGTAGCTTCCTGGCGCTCATGTCTGATCCCTCGAAGTGTCGCCTTCGCGACGGGTTACGACTTCCAACCTAACCAGCCGCCGCTAAATGTCGGGCGCCCGTGTTCCGCGTCAAACCAGTAAGCGTAATTTTCGGCGCTATCCGTGCCGCCGCCCGTGAAGCTGACCCGCGGATAAAGGCAACGCTTCGCCCGAAGTCGGTCGAGCCTGAAGAGCGGCGTCGCGCCCTCGAAGACCCGCTCGGGCTCTTCTACTGGATAGCGTTGCGAGTCTGGCGAATTCCGCTGATCCGACCCGAGAAATTTATCAGGAAGCAGGGCGACGACGTGCCGCGAAAACGACAGGCATTCGCGAACGTGAAGCTCGGCGACGGTGATTCGTCTCGGCTTGATCCCGGTTCCCTGACACTTCGAGCAGGGCTCGACTATGGGCGTAGGATCCAGGGTCAGAAAGCCGCGCCCGGCGCACCTTTTACACGGCGGGCCCGTCTCTCGATCCACGACCGAATACGGCGGGTTTATGATCGACCATGTCGGGCGCCTGCTCGGCGGCGTGACGAGAAGGCCCGCTTCGGCGACCGAGCGCGCCGGGCGGGTCGGCGTGACTATGCAGCCCGCCGCCCGCGCCAGCGCCAGGCCCGGCGCGAACGGGTCGACGTCCATTACTTCGATCCTGATCGGGTCGACGCCGACGTCGAGCAGGGCTCGAACGAAGGCGCCGCCGCCGACGTGACCCTCGAAGAAGGTGTCGGCGGGCCCGAAGAAGGGCGCCAGCCAGCCGACGATCGCGGCGGCGACCTCGATCGGCGTGTAGTATTCGCCCGCGGTTCGGTATGCCTTCCCGGCGAGATTACGACCCGTCGCCGTCATATCCGAATACCGCGAGACCGAGCCTTCTCGACGAGCCCGTCGGCGCCCGGGCCGAAGACGACCTCGTCGACGACGCCATAGGCGACGCCCTCGTTTACGACTTTCGCCAACCTGACGCCGTCGCCGACGCCCTCGTCGCGAAGCAGGCGGTCGACCGCCTGAGCGAAGCGCTCGGCGCCCTCTCGCGTCGACCGAAGACCGCTGAAGCTCTCGCCACCGTACGTCTGAACCCTGATCCTAAACATCGGTAAACCTGCCTTCTTCCTGAACCGCCTCGAAGCCGATCGGCCCGGGCGGGCGCCCCATGAGATACGGTCGAGCGTGAAGCGACTTCTTCAAATACAGCGGGTGACACGGTCGACCGAGTTTTGACAGCTTCAGCGCGTGAAGCTCGATCCCGAGTCGGGATAGCTGATAGTTGACCTCTCGCCCGCGGGCCTGGCTCCATTCGTGCGCGCCCCAAGCGGCGACGACGAGGTCGGCGCTTCCCGCCTCGAAGAGTATGTGAGACATATTCCAACGCCCGATCGGGCTCGGCGGCGCTGGCGCGCCCGCGGGCCTGATACGGTTCTTCACCATATCGCGAACGACCTTCGGATCCTTCGAGCGCCAGGCGAAGAGGTTCACGATTACGCATTCGTTGTAATCCCATATCGACGCATACTCGAAGCAGCGGTTTGAAGTCGGGTCGCGAACGTCGGCGTCGGCGACCGACGGGTTAAGGCATATGAAGCACACCTTCGGCCCTGCGTTCGTCGCGTCGAGACCGTCGGCGATCCGGCGAAGCGTGTATCGGTAGCGCCCGCACGGGCTCAGATCCGCGGTTATCGTCTGGCTCATTTTGGCCTCGAATCATTAAGCGCGGCGACGCCTTCTCTTGTGAGAGAAATACAACGTTCGCCAGTCGGCATAGCAAGCGGGCCGGAAAGCTCGCGACCGATCTTGACGAAGCCCTTCTCGACGAGCCCGTCGAGCATAGCCAGCGAACCGGGCTTCGCGTTCCTGTTCAGCGTAGCGCACCGATTCGGCCATTCGCTGATCTTCTGGAGAAGTCGAATTTCTGAAGGGTTCATTTTGACCTCGAAGGGTGAAGGCCCGGGCGGGCGGCGGCGCCGACGGCGATAAGGATCGCTTCGGCGACGTCGCCCTTTGGGCCCGTGTCGGGCCGCTTACGGTGAAGGTGATCGGGGTACGGTTCGAGCAGGTCGCCATAGCCGAGATACTTCACCGTCTGTATGGCGCCGACCTTGACGTTCAGGCGGGCGCCTTTGAGCCGATGCCAGGCGCGCCAGGTCGGGATCGGAACGAGCCAGGGCGCCAGCCAGCCGGGCCGATAGGCGCCGCGACGAATGAGCGCGGATATCTCGCCGAGCGCGAAGCCCGTCGCCGCCTGATTCCCGCCCTTTCCTTGATACTTCGGCGCGTGCTTTCGAAGCACGTCTTCGGCGATCTCGAAGGGCTGCTCGTCGCCCTCGCCGCCGTCAATGGCGACGAGAAGATCCGCCTCAGCCCTGAGCGGCCCGAGCGTGTCTCGCTCGAAGTCGAGGAAGGCGGCGAGCCTATCCTTTTGACCCTTCAGGCTGACCCATCCGACCGAGACGGGCCCGCGGCGGGTCGCCAGGCAGTAGCCATAACCGCCCCATGACGGATCGTGTCCGATCACGACTGGCATTAGTAGGCGCCCGGCCATGCGTCGCCCGTCGACGTGAACCAGTCTCCAACCCATTCGAAGACGTCGATCGAGGGCGGATTGAAGCGCACGTCGAAGGGCTCGAAGGGGTCGCCGCTCTCGCCCTGAATCCAGGCGTCGCCCTCGTCAACGACCGTCGACGTGCGCCAGCCGCACGACGGGCAGATCGCGGGCTCGCCGTCATAGAAAAGCCCGTCGTCGTCGGCGGGCGCGACGAGGTCTTCGCCGCAACAATAGCAGGCGAAGCCGATCGACTTCAGCGCCGAGAGGTCTTCGAGCCCTGGCGCGACCGTCGCCCATTCGATGATACGCGGGCTCATTCGGGCACATCTTCTTTCAAGTGAGAACGCCAGCCAGCCGCGACCTCTTCGCGAAGGCTCGCGGCGACGACGGTTAGCGCGACGTTGTCGCCGCTCTCGGCGGCGGCGATAAGCTCTTCGCGAAGCACCATGAGCGCTCTATCGTGCGCCTGACCCGCCTCGTTTCGGCATGCCGCTATCGCGGCTCGACCGTTCATTTTGTCGATCTCGGCGAAGCAGGCGGCGACGGCCGACATAATCTCGGGCGACCCGTCTTCGATGTCTTCGGCGTAAAGTGAAGCCTTCGGGCGCCCGAAGGGACCGATCGAGCGAAGGCAGTCGTCGGCGACCGTGCGCCATGACTCACGGTTGCCTTCAGCCGTCGTGTAATACGCGGTTTCGGCAAAAAAGTCGGGCCTGCGCTCGCCGCCGAACCGAGCGAATCGCTTTCGCCGCGTCACGACGAAGAGACGCTTCGGCGTCAGCCGGGCGGCGTAGCGCCGCCCGCTGATCTTGACCCATAAGGTATAGACCTTCGTGGTCGATATGTGATTGTACGATCGAGAAGTCGCCTTCGTGATCGCGATCTCGCCTGGCTCGGTCGCGTCGCTCCATTCCTCGCCGGTATCCTGAGCGTTAGTCGACATTTCCGTACCTCTTCTCTCTCTCGCCTGGCGAGAGGTTAGCGACGCGACCGACGGCGAAACAAACGCGCTCGTCGCCGATAGGGTAGAGCTCGCCGTTTAGTGCGACCTGACCCGACTTACAGACGAAGCCCGCGCTCTTCAGCCCGGCGACGTACCGCTTCGAGTATTCGGCCGGGCCCGTTCGTATCAGAAGGGTATGCCCGAACCATGAAGCCGAAGCCGTGAAGAGGTCGACCGCGACACCTTTATAGAGAAACCGTCTGTATCGGTCGCCCCATGGCGCCGCCCGAGACCCGCCCGACCTCGTCGTGATTCTCGGGTGACGTCGCCAGCCGGGCACGCCGTCGGCGATAAGCTGATCGAGCCTGGCGAAGAGGGCATTCACCGGGATCCGCTTTTGCTGCTCAGGCTCGCCGAATAGGGTCGCCTGCTCGGCGAGTATGTGTCGAATGTCGGGCACGGCGACGATCTCGATATCGCCCGGGATCTTGAAGCGGTCGCCGGGCGGCATGTCGAGATAACGACGAAGCGAGCCAGCGACGCGCCAGATCACGGCGGCGTCGCCAAGCGCGGCGCATAGCTCGAAGCTCAGGTCTTCGAGTCGGCTGATCGCCGCGTTCGCTTCAGCGTTCGCGATAGCTCGGTCGAAGGGGTCAGTCGGGATCACGGGCGCACCTTAGAAGGGAGGGTCAGCGGCGGCGAGAGCTTCCTGAGCGGCGAGAAGGTCGTCGAGCGTGTCGAAGTCGCTCTCGTCGAGATCGTCGAGCGACAGGCGATACGAGCCGCACGGATAGTGCTCTTCGTACCATTCAGAAAGCTTCAGGCAGCGCCAGTAAAAGAGCACGGGCCCGCGGCTGATAAAGACGCCGTGACCGCGTGAACGGTAAAGCTCTCGATCGCCGCTCTCGGTCAGGTACGCCGCGACGGCGTTTACGAAGTGTCGGATCGACGACCTGAAGTCGTGATAGCGCTCGCCGCATATGCAGCGGCGATCGTCTATCCATGCGCCCGGCGACGAGGGCGGCTTCGTTAGCGGATTGACCGCGGGTCGACCCTTCGTCGACTTCCTGCTCGCGAGCCCGGGAAATACGGCGACCATGTCTAAAACGGCGCCAGGACATACGAGCGATCGGTCGAATCCCAGAGCGGGATCAGCGCCGGGCTCTCGACGTCGCCAGCGACGACCGAGTCGATCCGGCTGAAGACGAAGGCCCGTATCGATCGCTTCCTGGCGTCTCGATACTTCGCGTTCTTCAGAAGGTGATCCCGATCGACTGCTCGAAGGCGGTCGCCGTCCAGCGTGACGCCTTCGACGTGTCGCTCGGCGGCGGGAAGTCGCGACGCGCCGTCGCCCTTCACATACGAGAAGCGGATCGGGATCCTGAACCGATTCGCGAGCGCGGCGGCTTCTACGATCGCGCTCCAACCTTCGGCCCGGGTGATCGGCTCGGTCAGGTCAAGCGGCTCGAAGTCGTCGCGGTCGTGCGCGCCCGAGAGCAGGTCGCCGGGCACGTCAGGCGCGCCGAGGTAGGCGTCGAAGACCTTCGCGACGTCGAGCACGCGAACGACGGGAACGACGCGATAGCTCGCCATTACGACGCATACGAAGTGCGGGTCGCCGTCGCTGGCGAATGGCCATAGCGGGCGAACCCTGGCGACGACGTGCTCGACGCCGAGCCGCCGACGAGCCTCTTCGCCGACGTAGCGCTCGAAGCGCAGGGTCAGCCGATTTGACGCGGCGAGAACGAAGGTATCGACGGCGGCGTCGACCTGGCGCGCCCTCTTCGCGGCGGCTTCGGCCTGAAGAAGTGCTTCTTCGGGTAGTGCCGACATTCCCGTTTTTTTGCGCCGAGCCATGCTTCGACCTCCTGACCTTTTTCTACTCTCGCCGCCCTGGCTTGTCAAAGGATATTTGACAGTGACCCGGGAACATGCAAGATCAGATCAGGAGGTCGAGACATGCCGAAGACGAAGCCAGAAACCACGATCGAGGCGATCCGAGAGGATCGCGGCTGGACGGGCCCGACGGCGGCGCGCCGGGCGGGTATCGACCCGGCGACCCTTCACCGGATCGAGAACGGGTCTCGCCGCCTGCTCGTCTCGCACCTTCAGGGCATGCTCGACGGCTGGCGCATGTCTGAAGCCGAGCTTCAAGGGCTCGTCAATCACTACGGCGCCCGCGACGCGCTGACCCGCGGTAGCGCGGCGGCGTCAGCTTGACGACGCGACGCGCCCGCGTGCCCTACACGGCGATCCCCGTCGCCGTGATCGAAGGGGCGAAAAGTCACGCTCAGTTAGGCGCCGCAGTCGACCTGATCCGCTACGCCGAGAAGCGGCGCTTCGTTGTCTTCGCCGCCGCCGATAGTTGGCTCGCGAAGCGCTGGCGAAAGAGCGTCGGCTTCGCCCGCGGCGTTATCGCCCTGCTCGCCGCCGCCGAAGCGCTCGTCGTCGTCAGCAAAGGCGACAGGAACAACCCTCGAAGGATTCAGGTCGTCGCCGCGGTCGTCGTCGTTTCGAAAGAGCACGACGAAAAGCACGACGAAGAGCACGACGAAGAGCACGCGAAAGAGCACGCTAACCGAGCTTCAAAGCCTGATATCAGCGGTCGCGATTCACGGCGAAAAGCACGACGAAAAGCACCCGAGGAAGCACGACGAAGAGTGAAGATCTCAGAAGATCTCTCAGATACCTACTCAGAAGGGGGTAACCCCCTAACCCCCAAAATTGAAGACGAAGACCCGCTCTCGTCTCTCGGTCTAAGCCCTGCTCTCGTCGCTTCGCTGGCGAAGGGCGGCGTCGAGAACGTCGGCGCCCTCGCCGGGCTCTCGTCGCGTCAGCTTCTCGTCGAGCAGCGTCGCGGCGCCGCCCGCTTCGCCCGAGTCGGGCCCGCCGCGATCTCGAAGATCGAAGCCGCCCTCGCCGCGAGCGGTCGCACCCTGAAGACGGCGAAGCGCGGGCGCCCTGATAGCCAGGGCGCCCGCTCGGCTGGCGCCGCCTATAGCGCCGCCTGGCGCGCCGCGACGGCGACGAAGACGAAGCCCGGTAAGCCGTACCCGTGGCCGAAGCATGAAGCAGGGATCCGGCAATGTCGGCGAGCCTGTCAAATGCTCGCCGAAGCATACGGGATCGAAGGCGGCGAAGGTGCCCTCGAAGACCTTCAGGCGGCGGCGACGGTCTACCTGAATAGCGAAGGCGGGAACCTCGAAGGCGGCGCGGGCCCATGGGGCGTCTATCCCTTCAGCGACCCGCCCGGGCTTTTGAAATTCGTCGGTTCGGCTGGACGCCAGATCGAACGATGGAAGCGAGCAGGTCGAGCAGGCTTCGACTCGGAAGCGTCGGCCAATACTGGCGAATACCTGAGCGACGATCGCACTAAATACTCAGGCTCTAACAAGCCCGAGCCCGTTAATTCCCTCTCGGCGAGGTATGGCAATGGATCCGCTTTTTAGCGCTGAATGCAGTTATGACGGCTGCTCGGCGATCCCGAACGGAAAAACCCGCCCGGATCGATGCAAGATTCACGATCGGCTCGACATGCCCTCGATTCAGCCGACGCGACCCGCGCCGATCCCCTGCTCGGTCAAGGGTTGCGGCTGGCTGATTCAGCCGCATAACGTCGCCCGCGGCGGCGAGCGCCCTCGCTGGCTGCTGATCCCGGGTCCGTGCGACGCATGCGTCGAAGACGCGAACCGCGACCGGACAAAGCATACGGCGCGGGCGAATGCCGAAGACCGCCTTCGGTCGAGCAGGCTACCGCGGCATACTTGGAACCTGAGTCTCGATCCCGACGAGGTCGTTCACCCGAAGACCGGCGACACGCCCGAGAGCTTCGCTCGACGTTGCGAGCACGAAGGGCGCGTCGGAATAACGAAGGCGAACCGCGACCTCGCCGCCTGGCTCGCCGCCTGGGAACCGAAGCAGCGCGGATCCTGGGTTTACGTCGTCGGCTCGGTCGGCACGGGGAAGACGACGCTTCTAACGGCGCGGCTCGCCGATCTGACTCGCGAGGGCGTTCGCACCCTATGGCTCTCGGAATCTACGCTATGGGGCTTCAGGGCGGGCGACCCCGAAGGCTACGATCTCAGGCGCCGAGCCGCCCGGGTCTCGGTTCTCATGCTCGACGACTTCGCGTCGACGAGGGCGCCCGCTGGCTGGCGCGTCGACGTGATCGAAGCCCTGATCGGCGAGCGCTACGATCGCCGACTGCCAACCCTGATTAGCTCGAACGTCGGGCTCGAAGAGGTCGCGAGCCCGTCGCTCTATGGTCTTCGGATCGCCGATAGGCTCTCGCATATGATCGAGGGCGGGAAGCCGACCGAGTTGACGTCGGGCGCTCTCGGTAGCTGGCGCGACCTGCTCTCGGGCCGCTCGGCGTCGAAGTGAAGCTCGACGTCGTCGACGCTTGCAAGCCGGGCGCGCCCGCGCTACGCTTCGAGCACGGCGAGGGATCGTCGCGGTTCGGGTGAAGAGTAGGGGCTTCTTCTGTTAGCGGGTCAGCGCCCGTCGGCTTCACGGTCGGCGGGCGCTCGACGTTTCGGGCCCGGAATTACGAAGAGCCCGCCTTCGCCCTTCTTCGATAGGGGCTTAGGGCGGGCTCTCGGCTGACTTTACTTTTAATTTGTATAGCTCCCTTTGATCTCAAGTCAGCAGAGCCGTAAAAGGTCGCGCTCGCCGCGGGCGGCGAGACCGACTTCGTCGGTAGTGGCTACACTAACAAATAGCCGCCGCCCTGTCTACCGCGTGTAGTAGTACAGCGGCGCGGGCGTCGTCGTCGCCAGGCGAAGAGCCTCTTCAAGCTCTCGCCGCCCTCTCGGCGTTCCTGAGCGCCAGGCGAGGGCGAGCTTCGCGACAGGGCACGGCGAAGCCCTGAGCGCCCGCCTGAAGCCCGCGGCGACCATGTCTCGCACCATTCGATCCGTGTTCCGGTCTTCGAGGTCGGATAGCGAGAAGGTCTGACCGCGGCTCGCGCCAGTCGTTACCGTGAATTCGTGCCCGAAGAAGCGGTCGCGGCGACGCTCGACGACGACGACGCGCTCGGCGGCGCCGAGCATGACGCGAAAGCGGGCTTCGTATTTGCGCCGATCGATCCGCGTCCAGCCGTCGACCTGCTCGACGACGACCTTCACTTCGCCCTTTTACGGTCGGCGTGCTCTTTCAAGACGGCGACGAGCCGCCCGCGCTCGGCTTCGGTCATTGACCGCGGGCGCTTCTTCCATTGCGGCGAAGCGATACAGCGAAGGTCAAGCGAGCCCGCCTCGATATCGAGCCCGCTCAGGTCGACGCCGAAGGCGACCTCGTCGAAACTCGGGTCGTCTGGCTGGCTCCATGCGTGAAGGTGCGCGTCGCAAAAGCGAAGGTCGGGTCGGTCGGCGGCGGCGCCCGCGGTCTTCATGGTTCCGCAGGCGGCGCACGCCGCCGACGTGTCGACCATGACGGGCGCCCTGAACGCCTTCGTCGACGGCGTCGCGGCGGCGGGCGGCGCCTGGATAGCCGGGCGCTCGGGCACGACTTCGAAGTCGCCGTCGACGACGTCGGCTTCTTCGGCGACGACCGACTCGCCGAGCGTGACGTCGTTCGGCTGGCTCGGTAGCTCGTCGACGCAGGTCATACCGAGCCCTGTATAGAGCCTGAGCGCCCGACTGATCGCCCGGGTTTCAGCCATACGAAGACAAGCTTCGCGAAGGTGCTTCGCGACGTTCTTCGAATTCGCGTCGCCGTGTCCGGTGAAGCGCCCGCGGTCGCCGTCGGCGACGACGCGCACGGCGAAGGCTCCCTTCTCGAAGTCGGCGTGAATGACTTCGGCGTCAAGGGACCGTAAGCCGTGCTCATGGGCGACCCTGACGAGCCCGTTATGAGTCAGGTACTCGCGACCCTGAAGCCAGGTTACAGCCTTGATATTACGAAGATACTTCAGGTCGATAGCGGTTCGGTCTTTCATGGTTACCTCTCGACCCTGACGAGGGCGCGTCGCGGTAGGGCGAAGCAGGGCTCGCCCGGGTCTTCGATACAGAAGATCAGCGCCGACGCCCGCCCGACGAGAAGAACGATCTCGACGGTGAAGACGCCGAGCCCGAAGGTGCTAAACCTGTCGCCGGGCCGAAGCTCGGCGACGCGGCGCGAAGTGTCTCGGCTGCTCATGTCGACCTCGCCGCGTCATAGTGTCGGCGGCATTCGTCGCCGTAGAAGACCCGGTTAGGGCACGCGGGATCGGCGCATATGTCGGCGCCCTCTCGGATCGGCACGGGCTGACCGTCTTCGACGAGTCGGATCCCGATCCCGTTCGGCGTCGCGAGCCTGATCGCCAGGGCGGCGAGCGGCGAGAAGCGCGGCCCGTCGGGCGCCATGTAGGCGAGACCGGCGCCGAGCGCCGCCTGAAGCTCGGCGGCGTCGAGCCCGCCCTTCGAGGGCGTCAGCGTGACGCGGTCGAGTAGGGCGCCCGACTTAGAGCCCGGGATCAGGATCTCGACGAGGTCGTCGAGATTCGCCAGGGTCAGCGGGCGGCGCGTGTCCTGAATCCGCATTTTGCGAGAAAGCCAGGGCGCCGTATGCCCGAGCGCCTTTGACGCCGCGTTCATCGAAAGCCCGTTCGTAATGAGCAGGGCGGCGATTCGCGCCCTGATTACGACGAGGATTGAAAAGGTCGACACCTTCGAGGGTTGCACGTTGTAGCCTCCTAAAGCTGAAACGAAGATAGCCCGAACGGCTACGCCCTGCAAAGGGTAAACCGTTCGGGCCTTCATTCTGCCGAAGGCGTCGTCGCTCAGGTCTTAAAGGTGATCTCGACCGTGATCCCGAGCGCCCGCGCCGCCGCGAGCCCGGCGCCGAGCCCGGCGCCGAAGACGTCGTCGAATGCTTCGATCGCCGTCAAGACGTCGTAAGCGTCGTCGCCCGAGTCGACGGCGATAGCAGCGGCGAGCCGCGCCTTCGGATCGCCGCTCGCCTTCGCCATGGCGATCGACTTCTCGCTCGCCGCCGCTCGCCCGTTCAGGCGCCGCGCCGTTTCGCCGAGCAGGTTCGCGGCGTCGCTCATGGCGGGCGCCGGGCGCTCGGCGGCACTGTCGCACAACTCGGGATCGTCGCCCGAGACGCCGTCGACCGCGGGGATCCGCTCGTCGAGCACGTCGAGCGCGTCGTTCACGCGCTCGCTCAGGCGCCGGGCCTTCGCGGCGAGGTCGCCGTCGCCGGACGCGATCTGGCTCGTCGCGTCGGGCGCGTCGTCGTTCGTCTGACCCGGGAAGCCGATCACGTTTCCGACGGCGTCGCCCTTGACCTGATCGACTCGGTCAGCCTTCGAGGGCACGACCTTCGCGGCGATCTTCGGCGTCGCCTCGATCGACTTCTCGAAGGTCGCCTTCGCCCGGTTCAGCAACGCGACGAGCGAACCGCGAGCGTCGTCGCCGCGGGCCCGCTCGGCGCCGATCGCGGCGTCGAAGATCCGAGAGTCGCCGACGGCGTCGACGCGCTCGCGAGCGCTCTTCACGCTGACGAGAAGATAGCCCGCCAGCGTCGCGGCGACCTCGTCGAGCCCATAGGCGCACGTCGCGATCGTCTCGGCGGCGACGACATAGGCGGGCCGCTCGTCGACCTGCTCGACCGGCGCCGGGTTATCCTGACCTGGCGCGGGCGGCGTCGGCGTCGCGGTCTCGCCGGGTGACGAAGTGTCGGCGCCCTCGAAGTCGACGTCGCTCGCCTCTTTGCCGGTCGGGAAGGGAAGCCCGAGCAGGGCGGCGCGAACGCACGCGGCGACGGCGGGCCGCGACTTGACCCGCTTCTTCAGCAGCATAGCCGAGAGAAGCGCCTTCTTTCGGTCGGGCGTCTCGCCGAGCGCGACGTGAACGTCGTTCAGGTATCCGACCTGCTGATCGACGTCGCCCTTCACGCGGGCGGGCGTCTTCGCGTGCGCCTTGACCGTCGCGAGCGTGTCGCGGTTCCACGTCGAGCGAACGAGGGCGATCTTCCCGTCGACCTTCAGCGCCAGGAAGCCGAGCAGGTCGAAGAGGTCGCCCGGGCCCGAGCAGCCGACGAAGATCTCGCGGGCCTTCCTGGCGAGCGTGTCGTCGACGGCCGGGATCGTGACCTGCTCGATCGAGACCTCGTCGCCGCTCTCGGTCGAGACCTCGTCGCCGCTCTCGGTCGAGACCTCGTCGCCGCTCTCGGTCGGCTGGCTCGCCTTCTCGGCGGCGTCGAGCGCCTTCAGGTCGTCGGGCGTCGGCGACGTCAGCGGCCCGACGGGCTTCGGCTTCAGGTCGTGCGTCGGCGCCTTCGACCCGGGCGCGGGCTTCGCGCTGGCGTGAAGGGTGTCTTCGCCGATCTCGACGCCGACGATCCCTCGCTGCTTTTCGATCGCCGACATGACGAGCGGGCGCCCGTCGGGCCCGTGAACGGCGATCTCGCCCTTCTCGTACCACGCCAGCCAGCGGCCCGACGTCGCGAAGCTGATCGCCTTAATCACGGTCGCCTCGGGCTTTTGAGCCTGAGCGATAGCGCCGTTCGAGGGATCCTCTTCGGCGCCCTCGTCGCCGAAGTTGTCGGCGTGCGCGACGTCGACGGCGTCGGCGAACATGAAGAAGGCGGCGGCGTCGCTCGGCTGCTCGATCGTGTTCCTGACGAAGTCGATATCGAAGCCCTTCGCGTCGACCTTCCCGACGGCGATCTCGTCGCCAGGTTCGAGCGCACCTTCGAGGGCGTCGAGCTTGTCGAGGGCGTCGTTCCGCCTGGCGACGACGTCGGCGGCGTTGCTGTCGAAGGCGACCTCGTCGCCGCCGCCGAGATCGTCAGGCTCGACGGGCTCGCCGACGCCGCCGACCTGGCCCGCGCCCGTCATAGGCGGGACGGCGGCGAAGGGATCCGCGGGCGGCTCGGCGCTCTCGACCGGCTCGGCGGCGGCGCGGGTCTTCGACTTGACCGAAGCGAGCAGCGTCGAGACCGAAGCGACGCCGTGCTCGCCGAGCTTCGCGGCGTCGGCGAGCATGACGAGCGCCCGGGCCTTCGACGCCAGGCCGACGCCGTCGTCGACCGCCAGGCCCGCGCCGAAGTCGACGCTCTCGTCGTTCAGCGCCGCGACCGCGCTCTCGATCTCGCCGGGCATGCTGTAGAAGGCATAGTGATCCGGCACGGGCACGATCGCGCCCGTGCTCGTCGCGACCCTGTGCTCGCCGCCTTCGGTGTAGCCTTCCATGACGCGCACGATATCGCCGCGCTCGATCTGGTAGTAGCCGCCCTGGCGCGCGTCTTTGATCTGAATCTTCGTTCTCATTTCGGCCTCGTTTTGTCGTCGGGTGAATGCTTCAGCGGTAGAAGCCCGAGCAGGGTAACCGCTAACGGCTTCACCTTTCAATGAAGGCTCGACGTTTTTCTTCACCTGGGCTATTCTTCGAGTGCCAAGTGAAGGGCTATAGCTATGCCGAAGCGCGATATCGGGCGCCCTGGGATGATTTCCCGAGAGCGCATTCAGCGGATCCGCGACGCGATAGCGGTCGACGGGTCTTCGGATCGCGTCGCCGCCGCCCGCGGCGGGATCAACGTGCGAACCTTCTACTATTGGAAGCGGCGCGGCGAAGAAGCGCTCGAAACATACGGCGAAGACGAGCTTTCGACGCCGTTAGAGGAAATGCCATACGTGCACTTTTATCGCGAGATCATGTCAGCCGACGTCGACCGCGAAGAGGTTCTTCACGGTTATATCAGGGCGCACGCGCCCGGAGACTGGCGCGCCGCTCATGCTCTGCTCAAAATGCACAACCCTGAGCAATACGCCGATCGTCAGAAGGTGAAGATCGACGCGACCGTATCAGGCGACCCGGCGAAGCCTGTCGTCGCTCATGTCGACGTATCGGGGCTCGGCGGGCCCGACGCCCTCGTCGAGCTTCTTCGGCGAGCAGGGCGCCCGGTTCCTGGCGATCCCGACACGTCGAAGGGCGTCGAGCGGTTCTTCGACGATTCCGATAAGGCGGGCGGCGAATGACCGCGCTCTTATTCGTCGCTGGCGTTCTCTATTTCGCGGGATTCGTCGAAGTCGCGAAGCTCGTCGCGATTACATGGGGCGTCTTAGGCGCCGCGTCGCTGCTCGACGGCTGGACGTGAAGCCATGCTCGACGGGATAGCAGCGACGGCGCTCGGCGGCGCCTGGCGCCCGCCAGACGTCGATCCCGACCTCGTCGCCGAAGCGATAGAAGAGCAGTTAGCGATCGACTCTCTCGAATACTTCGCTCGCTACGCTTGGAAGCTGATCGAGCCCGGGCGTAAATTCGTCTGGAACTGGCATATGACGAGCATATGCCGAGAGCTTCAGGCAGTATCCGAGGGGAAGGTTCAGCGGCTCGTTATTTGTGTCCCGCCGCGACACTCGAAGACCCTTCTCGTCTCGGTATTCTGGCAAGCCTGGCGCTGGCTTCGGAATCCCGAAGAGCGCGTGATCGGGATCTCGAAGTCGCCAAACGTCGCGAAACGGTCAGCCCGCCAGATCCGCCAGATCATTAAAAGCGGCTGGTATCAAAGGCTGCTCGCGAGGATCGCCAGGAACGACGGCGTCGACCCTGCCGCGTCGCCTGACGAGCTATGGACGCTGGCGACCGATCAAAACGAGAAATTTTACTTCGAGAATACCGAGAGCGGGTATCGGGTCGCGAAGACGATCGGATCAGACATTACCGGCGAGGGCGCCGACGGTCTGATTATCGACGACCCTTACGACCTGAAGAACGCGACGATCGGCGCGCCGAAGCAGGTCTCGAAGCGAATGAAAGAGGTCGTCGATATCTTCGACGACACGCTCGAATCACGCCTGAACGATCCCGTCGTTGGGTGGGTCGTGCTCATTATGCAGCGCGTCCATACTGACGATATCGCGGGCGTCTTTCTCGACCGCTTCAGGTCTGGGCATTGGGAAGGTTTGACGTCGAGAGCGGTAATCCTTCCCGCAATCTTCGACCCTGACCGCGACGACGTTTATCTCGCCGACGAGATCAACGGCTATCACGGCGATCCGCGAACGGAATACGGCGAAGCCCTGAACCCCCTTCGCTACCCGGCGCACGTCCTTAGAACCTACGCGAAGAAGCCGCGCCGATGGAAGTCGCAACATTTGCATAAGCCCGAGAAGCACGGCGGCGTAAAATTTCAGCCGGGCTGGTTCGAGCAGCGGTATCAGGCGGCGCCCGAGCGACATTCGCAAGCTATGGATCTAATCGAGATTCACGTCGATTGCGCCGCGACGACGAGCGCGACTTCAGATCAAACCTCGATCCTGACATGGGGCGCGAAGAACCAGCGAGAGAAACACCTTCTCGATCGGGACTCGGGCCGTTGGGAATTGCCCGAGCTTCTTCGTCGGATCCGACGAATGCGTACACGTTGGAAGAAGGCAGTCGTAACGGTGATCGAGTATGCGTCAAACGGGATCGCCGCTTGCCAGACCTTGAAGCACGAAGGCGAGTCGGGAATCGTCGAATACAAACCGGGCGCCGACGGCGGGAAGGAAGTTAGAGCCGAATTCGCCGTCGTCGCCTACGAATCCGGCGAGGTCTGGCTTCCATCCGACGAGCACGCGCCATGGGTCGCCGACTACATTAGTCAGCTATGCGACTTCCCCGACGGTGATCACGACGACGACGTCGACGCGACCTCGTCATTCATGATCCGGCGCTCGAAGAAAACGGCGACCGGCGCCGCCGAACGACTCGCGAATATGAAGTCGCTCGTCGGCGGCGGCGGCGCTACACCCTGACGAAGCCCGGGCACGTCGTCGGCTTCCCGTTGTTGGTGCCTTCGACGCCGCACGACGAGCAGCGGTAGCGATAGACGCGACCGACGAGGGCGTCGCCGATATGTACTCGCATGCCGTGTAGCTGCTCGTAAGCCAGCGGCGCGCCGCACGGCTTGACGAGGTCGCCCCATTCGCCGAGCGTTCTCGGCGTCGCGTGACCGTGCGTGACCTTCCCCTTCTCGTCGATCTGAACATAGGGAAGGGTCGAGCGGTCGGCGCCCGCGTGTCTGACGATCCCCATAGTCGGGATCCTGGCGACGAATTCGCCGATAAACCGGGTATCGACCTGGCGCCGGGCGTTGTTGTATCGCTGGCGAATCTCGCCGGGCTTCGCCTTCACGACTTCACCTGAAGCCGCGGGTCGTAGAAGTTTGAGCCCTTCCCGAGCCCGCACCTTCCGAAGCCCTCGTCGTCTGGACCTCTGGCGGGATCCCATAGGGCGCACGCCGAGCCGTGGCAGCATGCGACGGCCCGAGCGCCGTCGACGTAGATTCGAAGGGCGGCGCCGTCGCCGAGCGGCGGCGGCGCCGCCTGGAGGACGCCCGCGAAGAACGTCGGGCACGTTCGAGGCTTGGCGCCCTCTTCGACCCGTTCGAGGCGGGCGACCGCCTTCTCGAAGAAGGCGAGCCAGCCGCCCGAGAAGCCGAACGCGTAGACGTCGACGGCGAGGTCGCCCTTCTCGACGACGGCGTCGAGAGCGTCGACCCTGTCTTCGTTCGAGCCCGTGATCCGCTTCGTCGTGATCGTCAGCTTCACGTCGACGCGTCGAGGGCGGTCGCGGTACAAAACCGAGCCAGGATCCGTGTCGGGCATGAGATCGAAGGTGTAGTCGCCGGGGCGCACGCAGACGGGAAGGCGAAAGTCGTTCGCGAGGTTCATTCGGGCACGCTCTCTCTTATTCATGGTTGGTATCTCCAATATTTGCGGGGCAGATTCCAGGCCCGACGAATCTCGGCTTCGCCGAAGTCGGCAGTATTAAAGGCGGGCGCCCGCGCTTCCCGCCTGAAGGCGTCGAGCGGCGACAACCTGAGCGAGCCAGGCGCCGCCGCTCGAAGTCCGGTCAGCCGATCAAGACCTCGCCGACGACTGGCTCGACTCGCCGATCAGGTGATCCTGAAGCCCTTGAAGAAGGTCGTTCGGTTCGAGGGTTTCGTTCAGGCAGTCGAAGATGAAGAGCGCGACGTCGCCGAGCGAGCCTTCGACGCCGACGCCGTCAAAGGTCAGCCGCTCGACGAGCTTCAAGGCGGGCTCGGTCTCGCCCGCGGGAACGACGGCGACGATCTCGACGTCGTCGGGCATGACGGGCGAGAAGACAGCGGCGAGCGCGTCGGCGACCGCTTCAGCCTTCACGAAAGCGAGTCGGTCGCGGCGGCGGGCGGCGGCGCGCGGGATACAGGCGATACCGCTCGGCGCGCTCTGCCGAAGCGTCTCGAAGCCCGCCCGCCCGGCGAGGTTCGAGACGAAGTCGAGATCCGCGATAAGGTTCGATCCGAAGACGACATAGAAGCGGCTAACGGGCGTGAAGCCGCCGCCGTCGGCGAGTTCTCGAATCGACGATTCGAAGCCGAGCACGGCGAGCGCGGCGCTCAGGTTTTCACAGGCGATCAGGTTTTCGTTTTTCATGGTTCCCTCTTGTGTGTTGACGCTGGCGCGCCTGAAGCGGCGTCGGCGCCCGGGAAGAGCCCGGGCGTCGTCGTCGACTCAGGCGCCGAGCAGCCCTTCGATTTCGCGAACGGCGTCTTCGTCGTGCGCCGTCGCCGTGCCCGTCACGCCCCAACAGATCGACGAGGGCGCCCGAGCGCCTTCGACGGTCAGCGACGGCGACTTCTTCTTCAGGGCGGCGACGAGGTCGGCGACGTGCCGATCCGTGATCGTGCCGAAGTTGAAAAGACCGACGGTAAGCTCGATCGACGCCGACGGCGTTACCGCGCTTCGCGGCACGTCGCCGCCATAGCGGGCGCGGCTACGGATCACGATACAGCCCGCGTTGTGCTGGCTCAGGCGGACACGCCCGGCGCCTTCGGTCGGGAAGCGCCCGAATAGCTCTCGGGCGACGTCGTCGAAGCTGGCGACCTTGATAAAATCCGAGCAGTAATTTTTAGAACCGTCGACCATTCCGCCGATAGTCAGGCGGATAGACACTGAAAGCATTTTTGACCTCTTCACGCTTGAAACGGCGGCGCCGCCCGAGATAAGCCCGGGCGTCGAAGTAGATTACCGATGGGTCGAGTGAGTTATCGGCGGGAAGTTATCGGCGGGTATCGCCTTTCTTAAAGCGTCGACGAGCGCTTCGAACATGCCGATTACGTCGTCTTTCGAGACTCCTTTTTCGTAAGATGTGTCGATAGCGTTGTAGAGATAAGATTCTATCGAATCCGATAAGCTATCGAAGCAGGATCGTTGATCGACCGCTGCTGAAAAGTTGGCTCTCGCTATATCCATAGCGTCGGCGTAATAGACGGTATCGTCGCCGGACATGCCCCGCGTGATTGACTCGATCACGACTTCGGCGGCTTCGTCGATGCTCTTCATGGTGTCTTCCTTTTTGGCCCTGACAAATAGATATTAACCGACGGGCTACACCTTGCAAACAAAAAAACAACGACGATTCAAAAACAGCCGGGCGCGGCTCGGCGAGTCGCCGCGACGGCGCCCGCGGTATAGTGAAGCGCTACAGGAGGTCGAGTCATGCCTGAAAACGATCCCGTCGCGGCTGCTCTCGACGCTGAAGTCGCGGGCCTTCGCCGCGACGGCGCCGAGAGTGTTCCCGCCGCTATGCTGACGCTCGCGGGCCTTCGCCGCCTGGATAGCTCGATCGTTAACGCCCTGAGCGGGCTCGGCGGCTCGAAGGATATCGGCGCCGGGTCTCGACCGAACCTGAACCGTCGCGACCTCTCATATACCGATCTGAAGAAGCTCTATCGAACGAACGCCTACGCGAAGCGCGTCGTAAACCTTCCCGCGGGCGACGCGCTACGAAAGGGCTTTGTCGTTACAGACGGTAGCGACGAAGCCAACCCGCTGAAGCGAGAGCTTCGTCGCCTGAAGGTGTTCTCTCGGTTCGCTGAAGCGCTCAAGTGGGGATCGCTCTATGGCGGCGCCGGGATCTGGCTGATCGTCGACGAAGAGATCCCTTCGAGCATGGCCGACGACCCGTCGCGGATCCTGGCGACGCCGCTCGACCTATCCCGCGTGCGCGCCGTGAAGAACCTCGTCGTATTCGATCGAGCCGAGGGTCAGCCCTGGCGTTTCGAGCGCTCGTCGCTCTCGGAACGATTCCGCAAGCCTTCGCTATGGCAGATCTCGCCGGGCGGGCTCGACCAAAACGTGACCGTTCACGCTTCCCGCGTGCTCTATTTCGGCGGCGACAAGATCTCGGATTCCGAGCGCTACGAAAACGGCGGCTTCGATATGTCCGTTATCGAGGCGGGTCGCGACGCGATCTTCAATCGAACGGCGATCGACGGCGCGGGCGCGACCCTGGCGCAACGAATCAACGTCGCTATGATGAAGATCGAAGGGCTCGGCGATATCGCCCTGAGCGATCAGAAGGACTACTTCAAGGCCCGCCTTGAAATGATCGCCGTCATGCGCTCGATCTCGAATATGGTGATCGTCGGCGAGGGCGAGAGCTACGATCAGCGGCATACGAATATCTCAGGCTGGAAAGACCTCAGTACGGACTCGAAAGAAGCGCTCTCGGCGGCTTACGGGATCCCGCTCTCGATCCTCTTCGGTCAGGCGCCGTCGGGCTTCTCGACCGACAATAAGAGCGACCGCGATACCTGGCAAAAGCGGATCAGCGCCGATCAGACGGATCGCGTATACGACAACGCCGTAACGCTCGCCGAGATCATATACGCCGCGAGCGAAGGCCCGACGAAGGGCGTTATCCCTGACGAATTCGACGTCGAATTCAATTCGCTCGACGAGCCGACCCGCGCCGAGAAAGCCGACGTCGAGAAGACGCACGCCGAGACCGACGAGATCCGTATCAGGTCGGGCGTCACGACGGCCGAGCACGTCGCGACCTCGCGACACGGCGAGAGCGGGTATTCAGACACCCTGAACCCTATCGACCCCGAAGACTTCGCCGGGCCCGACGAAGCCGACCTCGCGAGCCAGGTCGCCGACGAGGTCGCCCGCCGCCTGGCGAGCGCCGAGCCCGAGCCCGTCGCCGACCCTGACGACGAGCCCGCGCCAGCGCCGAAGAAGGCGCCAGCGCCCGAGCCAGCGCCGCCGCGCCGCGACGCCGTCGCCCGGGTCTTGATCGCCTTCATGCTCGACGAGCCCGCACAAGCTCAGGCGCGGGCCTTCGCCGGGTCAGCCGAGCTTACCTTCGCCGACGGCGCCTTCGAGCCCGCCGCCGGGCTCGGCGCTCATATGACCCTGCTCTATCTCGGGCGGCTCGACGCTGATCGGATCCCGGCGCTCGCCGCCCGCGCCGCCGTCGCCGTGTCTGACTTCGGCGCGACGACGCTTCGAGGTATGGGCGTCGACACCTTCGAGCCGAGCGTGAAGAGCGAAGGGCGCTCGCCCGTGATCGTTCGGGTCGACGCGACGAGCCAGCTTCGCGACATGCGCTCGCGGCTGCTCGGCGCCCTGGCTCACTTCGTAGAAGTCGAGCAGCATATCGACTATCAGCCGCACGTCACGATCGGATACCTGAACCGAGAGGTCGGCGACGACGAGCGAGCGCTACTCGCGAGCAGCGACGACGGGCGCGCTTCCTGGCGCGTCAGGTCAGCGGCGCTGATCGTCGACGGCGAGGTCGTCGCCGATATCCCGCTCGAAGGCTGGCGCCGCGACGGCGGCGAGCCCGCCGCGAAGTGAGACTCGACGCCCGGCGGCGGGTCGCGAAGCCCGCCTTTCCTGGCGCGCCTGAGCGCCAGTATTCCCGATACCTCGTCGGGCGGGCGAACCTTCGCGCCAGGGTCGCCCGCGAAGTCGTGCTCGGTCGTGCCCGGGCGATCGGCGTCGACGAGCGACGCCGCCGCGACAACGTCGAGCAGGTCTCGATACTCGAAGCGATCAAGATCGCGAGCGTCGCCTTCGACGAGAGGGCGGCGATCCCGCTCTCGATCCTCTCTCGGGTCGCCATGGCGACCGACGTTCATGTCGCGGGCCAAACGAGAAACGCCGTTCGCTCGGCGCTGGCGATCGGGCTTCCCGCCGTCGACCCGCGCCAGCTTGATCTATTCGTCCCGAATCGACCGCTCTTCGAGGTCTTCGCCGAAGACAACGTCGCCCTAATCAAAGGGCTCGACGAGCGATACTTCGCCGACCTGGCGAAGCGGGCTCTAAAGACGACCGAGCGCGGCGCGTCGCTGGCTGACCTTCGAGCCGACCTTCACGCGGCGCTCGGCGGCTCGAAGCGGCGCTCGGCGTTCATTGCCCGAGATCAGGTCGGCACCCTGAACGCTCAGATCACCCGAGCACGGTTCGAGGCGATCGGCGTCGGCGCCTATATATGGTCGACGAGCGGCGACGGGAACGTAAGACCCGAGCACGTCGAGCGCGACGGGCGGGTCATTCGTTACAGCGACCCGCCAGACGACGGGCACGCGGGCGCCGCTATCGGTTGTCGTTGTGTTCAGCGGGCGTATTTTGGCGCCCTGTAGTTTTGACGCTGGCGCCGCGGTGGTGTAAGAAGGATCGAAGAGGTCTTGACGTGAAAACAATCGCGACGAAGCGACGCGACGAAGCCAGCGAGGGGATCCCGCCTGGCGTCGCTGCTTCCCGCCGAGACCGGGCGATCAACCTTTCGCCGCCCGTCGAGACCGCTGAAGGCTTTCTTCGCTTCGAAGGCTTCATAGCGAAACCGGGCGGGCTGACCTACGCGAACCGCGGCGGCGGCTCTCGGGTCGAGCTTGTCAGGCCCGAGACCCTTCACGACCCTTCGTCGCTCTCGACCCTGGCTCTAAAGCCCGTCGTCTTAGAGCATCCGATCGAAGGCGGGCGTCAAGTCGACGTCACGCCCGAAAACTACCAGCGACACGCCGTCGGAACGGTCGGCGAGTCCTGGGAAGTCATGCCCGACGGGCGCGTGAAGTTTGGCTTCATGGTTACGGCGAAGAAGGCAATCGACGCGATTCGCCGTCATGGCGTGCGCCAGCTTTCGCCAGGATACGACCTGCTATACGTCGCGAAGCCGGGCGTCGATAAGGTCTTCGGCCGCTTCGACGGCGAGCAGCGAAACCGGGTTTATAATCACCTTGCATTGACTTTGCGCGCCCGCGGCGGCGACGATATCGGCTTCAGGGCTGATTCGCAGATCCCGCGGGCTCTTCCCCGCTCGCTCTCATTAGGAGGTATCCCCGTGCATCCCCTCTTCGCGATCCTCGCCGCTATGAGCGTCGACCCGACGATCATCGATTCCGCTCGCCAGCGTTACGACGCGCTACCCGCCGAGAGTCAGCCCGAGAAGCGGGCCGACGCGCTCGACGCTCAGGTCGAGACCCTGAAGGCGGATCTCGCCGCCGAGAAGAAGCGGGCCGACGACGCCGTCGCCCTGACGACCGACGACGCCATGCTCGCCGCCTTCGAGCGCCGCGATTCCCTGCTCGGGCTCGCCCGCGCGCACCGGATCGACGCCGCCGACGTCGGGCTCGTCGGGCTCGGGAACGACGCCCTCGCGAAGAAGCTCGCCCTCGCGATCGACGACGGGCTGACCGACGAGAGCAGCGCCGCCGACGTCGACGCGACGCTTCGTCACGCCATGAAGCGGGCCGACGGCGAGAAGGGTCGCGCCGACTCTTCTCGCGCCTATGACACAGCGAAGGTCAGCGACAAGCCGCCCGAGCGCACGCGGCGCGACGGCGACGGCGAGAAGCGCGTCGATTCGAGCGCTTCCTTCTTCGACCGGATCGCGAAGGCTCGCTCGGCGACCTGATCCCCTTTCGCGCTGACCTTCGGCGCGTGCTACCCTTTCAGACGAAACCACCCTTCGACGAGGTCTTCAAATGTCGACAATTTCAGTTATGGCTCATCAGGTTCGTAGCCGCCCGGGCGACGCCATTCTCGGCGAGCGCCGGTCGACCTCGAAGACCGACGACGATCGCTCCTACGTGAACGCCTACCCGCAAGCGAAGCGGTCTGATACCCTCCAGATCACGGGCGCGACGAACGCGAAGACCTACTCGGTCCTGATCAACCTGATCGTGGTCAGCTACACGGCGAGCGGCGCCGCGGTCGTCGCCGAGATCGCCGACGGTCTCGCCGCCGCGATCGGCGCCGAAGGTTCCGTGAACGCCAGCGTGACCGCGACGAGCGACGGGATCGACACGATCACGATCGTCTCGAACAACTTCGGGATCGACTACTCGATCAGCGAGTCTGACGCTCAGATCACGCTCGCCAGCGTGACCGCGAACGCGACCGCGGACGAGGTCGGCTTCGGCGTCGCGGTCTTCGTGACCGGCGAAGACGATATCGCCGGGATCATGGCGACCCTGGCGAAGAGCGCCAGCTTCACCGCTCAGATCGACACGATCACGCCTACGCACGTCGCCAGCGGCGAGTATCACTTCGCCGTGATCTATGACGGGCTGACCTACACGGGCGCCAGCGACGCGGGCGTCGATCAGGCGGCGACGTCGGCGGCGCTGATCGCCGCGCTCGAAGACGTGCTCGACGCTTTGCCCGTCACGGTCTCGGCGAGCGGCGCCGACTGCCTGATCACCGCTGACACGGCGGGCGATTCCTTCGACGTGTCCGTTTGGGGCGTCGACGGCGGCGGCGGGCTTCCCGCGCCCGCCCTGGCTTCGACCCGCTCGCTCTCGACCTCTCTCGCCGACGCCTTCGGCGGCGCCGCCGAGCGGTCTTACGCGGTCGAAGGGTCGGTCTACCCGGCTAACTTCGGCTTCAGCGCCCGCCTTCACGGCGAGATCTGGGTCGCCGACGCCGACGGCGTTAGCAAGGGCGACCGGGTCTTCGTCGACGGCGCCGACGGCACCTTCAGGAACGCCGCCGCCGCTGGCCGGATCCCGCTTCCCGCGGCGAAGGCCCGCTTCGGCGGCGCGTCTCGGGACTCGGGCGACGCCCTCGCCTGGCTCGACCTGAGCTTCTAAGCTTTCACGCTTCTTCGGCGCTGAAGAGCGCTTCACCTTCTGTCTTCGACGAGGTTCTAAAATGGTCGCGAATCCTGCATATCTCGACGCGAACACGGGCGGCGCCTGGGAAGGCCCGCTCATGCTCGGCGCCGCTCTCGCCGCCGCTCATGGCCTCTTCGGCATGCGCGCCGACGCCGCCGACCGCTACCGCGGCGAGCACTTCGCGAGCCGCGCCGACGCGATCTATGGGAGCCTCAGCGACGACGCCCGCCGCGACGCCGCCTTCGATCTCGGCGACGGCTTTCACCTTCAGAACGATCTGAAGCACGTTCACGCGAAGGTGCTCGACGAGCCCTTCACCGTACCGTCGGCCCTGCTGCTCTTCGCGACCGACACGTCGGTTCCCGTCGGCGCGACGACCCACGAAGTGCGCCGGGTCGGCAAGCGCGGGAAGGCGACGATCTACCGTCGCGGCGAGCCCGTGAAGCTCGTCAGCGTGAACCAGAAAGCCGAGAGCTTCCCGATCCGGCACGTCGTCGACGGCTTCGGGATCGACATGTTCTCGCTCATGTCGAGCCGCTTCGCCGGGTCGCAGATCTACGCCCGCGGTCTTCGGGCCGCTCGCGAGGTCGTCGTCGACACCCTGAACGAGATCGCATGGTACGGGAACGAGCCCGCGGGCCTGAAGGGCGTTCTAACGTTCCCCTGGCTCGCGAAGCTGACCCTCTCGACTTCCTTCGATCGCTCGGTCAGCGCCGCCGCGGGCGCCGCGCTCATGCTCGCCGCCCTGAACCGGGTCGCCAGCTACCCGCACGACAAGAGCAAGGGCGCCGCGAGCCCGAATCGCATGTGCATGTCGCCGCGCCTTCGGTCGATCGTCTTCGAAACGCTCATGCCCGACACGGGTAAGAGCGTCGGAAAGGTCTTCCTTGAAAACCATGCGACTATCAAGTCGATCGACGAAGCGGCCGAGTTGCAGGAGGCGGGCCCGGGCTCGACCGACGGGATTCTCGTTTGGCGCGACTCGGTCGACTCGCTCGCCGTCGTCATGCCACAGGGCTTCACGTCCCTTCCCGCTCAGAAGCAGGGCTTCGAAGAGGTCGTCTATGGCTACGCTTCGACGGGCGGCGTTACCATGCACAACGCCATGAACAACGCGCTCGCCTGGGTTACCGCGGTCGAGTAGCGCTTCAGCGTCGGATAGCGCGCCAGGCGCCGGGCTTCTCTCGGCGCTGGCTCGCTGGCTTGCTTCTCTAATCCCCTTCACCCGTCGCGAGGGCGACGACACTTCACCGGGGTAAATACATGTCAGTATGGATCGAGGTCGAGAACCGCGACGAAGACACGAAGGCGATCGAGGTCGCCTTCGACGGCGAGGTTCCCGCCGACTGGCGCGCCGAGCTTTCGCGTCAGATCAAGACGAAGCGAGGCGTCGTCGTCTTGACCTTCGGATCGAAGCTCGACGAAGGGCACGCGGATCCCGCCGTGCCCCTTCCCCGGTTTTCCGTTCCGGAGGATCTTTGGATTGCGGCTAAGAAGTCTCGGGTCGTTCAGGGTTGGCTCGCAAAGCGAAACCTGACCGAGTCGGGTCAGCGCATGCGCTGACATGGCGAGCGCCGCCATAATCGCGAAGGTCAAGGCGATTCCTGAATTCGCGGCTCTCGACGACGCCGACGCGACGCTCGAAGCCGCGGTCGACCTCGCCGTAATCGCGCATTCGTCGACGCCATGGGGCGCCGTGTATGTTCACGCTATGGCGTTTTACGCGGCGCACCTTCTGAAGACGACCTTCGCCGACGACGACGGCGAAGGCGCCCTCGCCGCGGGCGGCGTGACCTCGAAGAAGGCTCGCGACCTGAGCGAAGGATACGGCGCCGCCGCGAGCGGTTCAGACACCCTGAGCGACCGGATCCTTTCGACGACGAGATACGGTCGGCAGTATGTCGCCCTGAAGCGGACCCGGGCCGCGGGTCGCGCTGGTATCGTCTCGATCGGTTTGTAGCGTGTCGGGCGTCGTCGACCGGGATCTCGGCTATGCCGATCTGCTCGACTTCCTTCGCGGCGTCGACGACGCCGCGCCCGGTATCTATGTCGGCGTTCGTTCCGGGCAGGGCGCCGAGCAGGTCGAAGGCGGCGACCTGACGCTCGCCGGGCTCGCCGCCGTTCACGAATTCGGCTCGCCCGCTCAGGGGATACCCGAGCGGTCGTTTTTGCGCTCGACGGTCGACGCTGGCGCGCTCGACTACTCGGGCGAGCTTGTCGACGCGCTATCGCGAGGTCTCGACGGGAAGGGCGACCTTCGCGCCGCCGCCGCGAAGCTCGGCGCTCGCATGGCGGGCGACGTCCAGCAAAGGATCGCCGATCGGATAGCGCCAGACCTGAAGCCCGCGACGGTCGCGGCGAAGGTCGCCGGGCGCGACGTGCCGCTCGTCGATACGGGTCGACTTCGACAGGCGATAGATAGCGAGGTTAGATTCGAGAAATGAGCATTCTCGGGCGAGAGAAGATTACGCGGCGACGCTTCGCCGCGGATACAAGGGGCGCCGACGGGCGCACGGTGAAGGGCGCCGCCGTCGACGTGATCGTATGGGCGAGCGTCCAGCCAGCCAGCGACGACGACCTTCAGACGTTGCCCGAAGGCGAGCGGTCGCGCCAGGCGAAAACCCTGCTCTCGAAGAGCGAGCTTCGCGTCGCCGACGAAGAGCTTCGCCTTCCCGCCGATCACGCGCTGATCGACGGCGACGTCTTCGAGGTTCGTCGGGTCAGCCGCGAGCGGGCGATCTTGCCGCACTATCGAGCGGTCGTCGTCAAGCTTCAGGAAGCCGAATGAGTAGCGTCGAAGCCATTCGCCAGGGGATCCGGGTCTGGCTGAAGACCGCGCTCGGCTTGACCGACGATCAGATCATAATCGCCGATGATAAGGGCACGCGCCCGCCGCTGCCTTACCTGACCGTGAAGGTCACGTCGCCAGGGCTTCAGGTCGGCACACATGAGATCCTGAACGGTATCGACGGCGGCTCGGGCGCGCCGACGGTCTCGGCGCGCCATGAGAAGCGGGCGACGGTCTCGCTTCAGGCATTCGGCGAGGGCGCCTTCGCCTGGCTCGAAGACGCACTCGACGGGCTACCCCTTCCGACGGCGCTCGACACGCTCGACGCCGCGGGTTTGAGCGTCCAGCCGATCAGCGATATTCGCGACGTCGCTCGGTTTCTCGACACGGATACCGAGCCTCGATACGCGGTCGATCTCGCGGTAGACTATCGCGTCGAGACCGATCCTGTTAGCCTTGTCGAAGCCGTTCTCGTCGGCGTCGACTTCGATCTCGATCATGGCGTCGGCGACCCTGACGCCCTGAACATTGCCGAAGACATAGCCATATAGAGAGGTCTGAATGCTTTCTCACGAAAGGAATATCTCGGTCGTAATCACGCTCGCGAGCGCGCCCGCGACGGTGAAGGGCTTCGGGAACGTGCTCGGGCTCTTCGACGGGATCTCGCTCGACGGCGACCGCGTTCGCACCTATTCGAGCCTGAGCGCCGTCGAAGCCGACGAGGGCGCGGGCTTTCTGAACGCCGCCGCGCTCGCCGCCGCGACCGTCATGTTCAGCCAGATCCCGGCGCCGAAGAAGATCAAGATCGGAAAGGTCGACACGGGCGGCGGCGAGTCGTATAGCGACGCGCTCGCCCTCGTCGAAGCGGCCGACGACGACTTTTACGGCGTCTTCATTGACGACCGTACTCTCGTCGTGATCGAGCCCTTCGCGACGACCGTTCAGGCGAAGCGGTATATCTTCGCCTTCCAAAGCGCTGACGCTGGCTGGCTGACGACGGGCACGCCGAGCGCGATCCTTCAGGGCGACGAGCGAAGCTTCGGTATCTATCACGATACCGATACTGAATGGGCCGACGCCGCCGCCCTGGCGAACCGTCTCGCCTTCGATCCCGACACGCGCTCGGCGCCCTGGGATTGTCCGCTGAAGGCGGTCGCGGCATACGCGACGGCGATCAGCGAAACACAACTCGGATTCCTCGAAGCGAACCGAATGAATGTCGGTCTCCCCTACGCGGGCGAGACCTTCTTCATTGACGCGGGCGTGAACCAGAACAATCGACCTCTTTATGAGATCGTTACTATGGACTGGTTTTTCTTCAGGCTTCGCGAGCGCGTCGCGAAGGCGAAGGTCGACGCCAGCGCGAAGGGCACGAAGATCCCCGTAACCGCGGTCGGGCAATCGCTGATCCTGGCTATCGCGAACGGGCTGCTCTCGCAGGGCGTCAAGGCGGATCACTTCGCGCCCGACAACGTCGAAGCCGTCGCCGAAGAGATCACTTCGGCCGATCTCGCCGCTCAGAAGATCCGGATCAGCGGGCGCGCTCAGATCGCCGTATCGGCTCGCCTCTTCGACTTCACCTTCGACTTCGGCACCGACCCGCTTTAAGCGGTCGCGCCTGGCGCCCTCTAATCGCTAAACGTCAGCGAGGTAACGACCATGGGATCCCCCCTTAAGACCTACGATCTCAAGCGCGTAACGTGCTTCGTAAACGTGAATCTGCTCTCGGGCTACGGCGAGAGCGGCGCTATCTCGGCTGAATGGGTCGAAGATATCGGCGAGATCACGACGGGCGCCGACGGCGAGCAGGTCTTCAGCCGCTCGAATAACCGCGGTATGCGCGTCTCGATTACGCTTATGGAGACCTCGCGAAGCTATCGCGACCTCTATACCGAGCTTGTCGCTCAGGGGATCTTGAACCAGGTTCCGATCGGGATCTTCTCGCTGCTCGACTTGATCAACGGGGATTCGATCACGTCTGAATACTTCGTCTTCACGAAGAGGCCGACGGTCGCGAAGGGGAAGAAGGCGGGCGAGCGCGTCTTCGAGATCTTCCTTCCCGATCCCCTCGTTACCATGGGAACGCTTAACGCTTCCTGATCCCCTTCCCTTCACCCGACGTCACCCGGGATAAATCGTGCATACCTTCACGCTTACGAGCGCCGACGGCGAGACCGTCAACTATCAGACGGCGCCGCACAACCCGATCGAGGGTCAAGAGATCATGTTTCTCCTGATCGGTCTCGGTCTCGAACCGATCGCGACCGCGCTCTCGAACCTCCTGAAGCGCGAAGCCCTGCTCGCCGTCTTCGACGGGCTCGGTATGCTCGACGACACGGGCGGCGGCGCGCCAGACCTGACCGTCGAAGCCCTGCTCGACCGTCCCCTTCCTGATCTGATCGAGGCGATCGGCGCCGTCGCCGAGCCCGTGAAGCTCGGCGAGGTCGCGTCGTCGATTCGAGGCTCGCTCGCCCGCGTGAACGCTGGCGATCTGATCCGCGATATCCTTCGGTTCACGGTTCGCGAGGGTAAGCAGCTATCCGACGACGCCGCCTTCGGTCGGGCGTATTCCCGCAATTACGCCGAAATGCTCGGCGCCGCATGGGAGGTCGTTAGGTACAATCGTTTTTTGCCGCTTCCCGATACTATGCTCGACGCCAGCGTGAAGACGACGGCGACCCGGGCGATCCCGAGCGGCTGATCATGGCGAGCGCCGCCGCGAACGGCGTTAACTGGTTCGTCTGGCGGATCGTGTTCTCGCCAGACGTTCCCGATTCGCTCGCCGAGATCAAGACATGGGGCTTTCAAGACCTGCTCGCCGCTCACTTCGCGCTCGACGCGATAGAAGAGGTTCGAGACCTTCGAGCCGAAGAAGCGGCTCGCCAGCGTAGAACCGGGATCCTCTAATGGCTTCGACGACGATTCGGGAAATGCTCGTCAGGCTCGGCGTCAAAGCCGATAGCGCCGCGGTCTCGGATTACGACAAGAAGCTCGGCGGCGTGAAGCGAACGATGAAGGCGGCGGCGGCGGGCGCCGTCGCTCTCGCCGTCGGGCTCTTCGCCGTCGCGAAGTCGACCGCGAATACTGCTGATCAGGCGGCGAAGGCGAGTCAGCAGATCGGGATCTCGACCGAGCAATATCAGGAATTGAAGCACGCCGCCGAGCTATCCGGCGCGTCGATCGGCGAGGTCGAGACCGCCTTCAGACGTCAGGCGGTCGCGTCAGACGAAGCCAGGGCAGGGACGGCGCTATACCTCGAAGCCTATAAGCGAGTCGGGATCAGCGTCGACGACCTGAACGGCCCGCTAACGGATCAGGTCGCGCTATTCGAGGCGACGGCCGAAGGCATGGGCGGGCTCGCGACCGAGCAGGAACGGATCGCCGTCGCTAACGCGCTCTTCGGGCGCTCAGGCGCGAAGCTTCTACCTCTGCTGAATCAGGGCGCCGACGGGATCCGGGAAATGCGCGAAGAAGCGCAGCTACTTGGGTTCGTGATCGGCGATAAGGCGGCGAAGGAATCCGAAGCGTTTAACGACAATTTGCTCAGGGCGACGCGGATCGTTCAAGGGCTGAAACAAACGCTCGGCGTCGCGCTGATCCCCGGGCTTACGGTCCTTCTCGGGCGCTTTCGTGGCTGGTTCGTCGCGAACCGGGCGATCATTCAACAACGGTTCGAGAAGGCGGGCGAGAAGATCGCGGCGTCGCTGATCACGGTCGGCGAGCGGGCTGCTCAGGTCGATAAGATTGTTCGCGAGCGCTTCGGCGGCTGGGATACCGTATTCAAGCGGATCGGCGCCGCCGTCGCGACGCTCGCCGGGCTGAAGGCGTTCGTCGTGATCGTGCAATTCGCCAGCGCGATAAAGGCGGCTCTTCTCGCTATCGGCTCGGTCGGCGCCGTCGCCCTCCTGAAAGTCGTCGCTATCGCCGCTCTCGTCGCCGCTGCTATCGCCGCGGTCTATCTGGTAGTCGACGACCTGCTGACCTATTTTCGAGGCGGCGAGAGCGCTATCGGGTCGTTCTTCGAGAAATTCGGCGAGGGCACGACGGCGCTCGACGCGCTCGCCCGCGCCATGAAGGGCGCGATCAGGTTCGGTCAAGCGCTCTTCGACGTGCTCGGGAACCTCGCCGACAAGGGCTTCGACGCGCTCGCCGACAAGCTTCAGCCCGCCGTCGACGTCTTCGCCGACCTGCTCGATATGCTGAAAGACGCCGCCGAGATCGTCGCGTCTGGCTTCCTGAGCGACGTCGGGCGCACCTTCAATATTCTGGCGGGCGGGCTCGAAGATAGCGCCTTCGCGACCGCGAACGGCGGCGGCTCGGGCGCCTTCGCGCCGAGCCAGGCTTCGACGGCGAGCGGCGCCGCCGCGAGCCAGTCGAGCACGGTGAATCAGTCGGGCGCGACCTACAATATCAGCGGGATCGGCATGAGCACGGGCGACGTCGATACGCTGGTTCAGCGAGAGCGCGGCCGCGAGCTTCGCTCGGCTATGGCGATCGTCGGCTCGGGCGAGAGGTAGCGGTATGGGCTTCGCGATCGAGAGAGACGACGGCGTATTTTTGACGCTCGACGCGACGACCGCTCAGGTCTTCGTATCGGCGTCGATCGTGACCGAGCATCCAGTCGAAGAGGGCGTCGCAGTTACCGATCACGTTCAGCCGCAAGCGCGGCGGGTTTCGGTCTCGGGCGTCGTTACCGAGACGCCGTATACGCTTCAGGATTCGGATTACAAAATGATCCTCTTTCTGAGCGACGGCGCCGACCGTACCGAAGCGGCCCGGGACTTCATGCGCTCGATCGAAGGCGCCCTCGTCACGGTGATATCAGACCGGGTCGGCACGATCGAGAATTGCGCCGTCGAGCGGTGGGTCGACTCGGTCGACCGCTACAAGCGGCTGAACCTCGATATCGACCTTCGCGAGATCCGGATCGCCGAATCCGAGACCGTCTTTATCCCGCCAGACGCGCCAGCTAACGAGGGAATGAGCAGCGAGCAGGATACCGGCGAGCAGGCGACTCAGTCGGCGTCAGCGACCGCGGCCGCGGCTGATCAGTCGGTTCTATCAGGGCTGCTCTCGGCTCTCTTCTAAGGGGTATCAATGGGCGCCGAGCTTCACACCTTCCCGTCGATTCCGAGCTTTCGTCAAACGGTCGCGCTCGGCGAGCGAACCTTCGTCGTTCGGCTGACCTGGCGCGCCCGCCTCGAAGGCTGGTATCTCGACCTCTCGAAGCCCGACGGGTCGCCGATAGCAGTCGGGCGCCGGGTCTCGCCGCAATGGGGCCCGCTGATCGGGCTGCTTCCTGGCGACGCGCCCGACGGCGTGCTTTATGTCCGCGGGCCTTCGGGCGGCTATACCCGCGACATGCTCGGCGCCGAAGTCGTGCTCGCCTACTACGCCGCCGACGAGATCCCGTCGGCGCCCGCGGTCGACGTCGGCGTTACCGTCGTGCTTCAATGACAGGGCGCACGCCCGGCGAGGTCTGATCAGTGTCGTTATTCGGTCGCGAAGTCCTGCTCGAAGTCGGCGCGCCAGGTTCGGCGGGTAAGCGCTTCGCCGGGCTTCGCGTCGGCTTCAGGGTCGAAATGTCGCTTTCGGGCGTTCCCAATAAGGCGCGAATCGAGGTCTACAACGTCAACCCTGACACGGTCGCGACCGCTCAGGATCCCGACGCCGAGATCCGTCTTTCGGTCGGCTATAACGGCGTTCCTCTCCTGATCTTCAAGGGCAATCCGACGCCCGGCGGCGTGCTCGTCGAGCGCCGGGCGCCTGACCGGATCATGACGATCGAGAGTCAAGACGGCGGCGCAGCTCTTCGGCGGGCTCGGATCTCGGAATCCTTCGACGGCGAAGTGACCGCTCGCGAAGTCTTCGACCGACTCGCTTCAGCGTTAGGGATTCCCGAAGGCGTCGTCGACTTCAGCGGCGATCACCGCTTCTCACGGGGCTTGGTACTCCGCGGCGACGTCCGGTCGATTCTCGACCGACTGACGAGGGCGGCGGGCGCTGAATGGTATGTCCGCGACGGCGCGCTCGTCGTGCTACCCGACGGCGGCGACACGGGCGAGACCGCGGTTCGCTTCAGCGCGTCGTCGGGCTCGCTCGTCGGCTCGCCCTCGCCGAAAGACGACGGGATCGAGATCGTCGGGCTTATCTCGCCGACTATGCGACCCGGAAAGCTCTTCGAGGTCGAGAGCGCCAGCGTTAACGGGGTCTTCGTCGCTCGCGAGGTCGTCTTCGAGGGCGACTCTGGATACGCTAATCCCTTCTACGTCCGTATCACCGGGCGGGCGAAGGGCGCGTAAATGCCGGGCGACAACCATAAACCGAGCCTGCTCGACGTCGTGCTCGAAGCGATCCGCTTCGAGCTTGCGAAAGTGCATACGTCGATCCCCGGGCACGTCGTCGCGTATGACGCCGCCGAGCAGCGGGCGACCATTCAGCCCGCGATCCGCGGCTGCTATATCGATCCGGATACCCGCGCCCTGATCCGCGAAGACTTGCCACAAATACCCGACGTGCCCGTCGCCTTCCCTGGCGCCGACGGCTTCTCGATTACCTTCGACGTCGCAGTCGGCGACCCGGTTCTCGTCGTCTTCATGGAACGCTCGACCGAAGAATTCAGGGCGACCGGCGAGTCGGGTATCGAGCCCGGCGACCTTCGCCGCTTCGACATGAGCGACGCGGTCGCCTTCCCGACGAGCCTCAACTTCGCCGAGCCGATCCCGGCTGAAGGGATCGCCGCGGGCGCGACCGTCGTTCGCGGCGTCGAAGTCAGGCTCGGCGACGCGACCGCTACGCAATACGTCGCCCTGGCGCCGCTCGTCGAAGCGCAGTTTTCGATCCTGAAGTCGGCGCTCGACGCCGCCGCCGCCGCCGCCGTCGCCGCCGCGGTTCCGAGCGACGGCGGCGTCGTCGCCTTCTCGACCTTTAAAAGCACGCTCGCGGCGTCTCTCGCGGCGTTCCCTGGCTCGACGGCGGCGTCGAAGGTGAAGGCATTATGAGCAGCGCGATCGACGTCCTACTCGCCGACGGCGACCTTCCCGACTTCACCCGGATCGGCGGCGGCGTCGAAGTCGTCGCGCAACGGATCCGCTTCAGGCTCGCGACGCACTTCGGCGAATGGCGGCTCGATAACCGGGTCGGTATGCCGTTTCTGACATGGTCGCAGATCAAGCCGCCGCCGCTCGACTCGATCGCGGCGAAGACCCGCCGCGAGATCGAAGCCGTGCCGGGCGTCGTCAGGGTCGACGCCCTGAGCGCCGAGCACGACACGACGTCGCGTCGCGTGACCGTCTCGGGTACGGTGCTAACCGAGGAAGGCGTCGTCACGCTGAAGATAACGCCGCTCGGGTCGCCCGAGAGCGGGAACCGGAATCCGGCGATCCTGTTATGGAATGCCGCGGGCTCACTGATAGGAGGATAGCGATATGCCGCTGACCGACGCTGGATACGAAGCGCTTCGAGCGGCTGACCTTCTGTCGCTGATCCGCGACGAATTCGAGAGCCTGACCGGCTATACGCCCGACTGGGATCGCGATACCTTTCTCGGGCAATTCACCGCGATAATGGCTGAAATGCTCGGCGACCTGAGCGAAGCGTCACAAGCGATTTACGACGCCTTCGACGTCGGGAACGCGACGGGAATTCAGCTCGATAACCTGGCGCTGATCGTCGGCGTGCCCCGAAAGCAGGCGGGCTTTAGCCAGGCGACGGTCACGTTCAGCGGCGACGAGGGCACGATCATACCTGAAGGCTCAGTCGTCGAAGGCGGCGGCGAGCACGACGTCGCCCGTTGGGAGACTACCGAGCAGGGCACCATACCCGCGGGCGGCTCGGTCGACGTCGTCGTAAGGGCGACCGAGACCGGCGAGATCGTCGCGGCTATCGGCGAGATCGATAAGAAGATCACGATCCTTAGCGGGCTCGACTCGGTCACAAATGCCGCCGCCGCCGACCCTGGCGAAGACCGAGAGACCGACGAGGCTCTTCGCGCCAGGCGACAGGCTTCTTTGCAGATCTCGGGCGCTGGCTCGATCGCGGCGATTCGGGCGAACCTACTCGCTCTCGACTTCGTTCAGGCGGCGATCGTCGTCGACAACGACCGCGGCTCGATCGAGACCGTTCAGGGGATCGTTATGCAGCCGCATAGCGTAGCCGTGATCGTCCATCCCGATAGCCTCTCGACCGAGCAGAAAGAGACGGTCGCCGAGCTCATTTACGATCGACTGGCGATCGGCGTCTATACCAATGGAACCGACGTAGTCGCGACTATCATCGGCGGCGACACGGGCGAGAAGGTCGTTCGCTATGACTTCGCCGACGAGGTCTCGGTCGACGTCGACGTCGTCGTCGTGCTCGAAACGGGCTTCGCCCTGCTCGACGTCGCGCCAGACATAAACGCGCTCGTCGCTGATTACTTCCTAGCGCTCTCGGTCGGCGGGTCTGTTTACGACCTCGGCGTCGCGTGTCTCGCCGCGACCGTCGACGGCGTGCTTCAGGCGACGGTAACCTTCGATATCTCGGGCGGGCCTTCGGGCGTGTCCAGCTACACGCCGTCGATTAACGAGCTTCTGATCAGCGGCACGACGACGGTAAGCGAATGAGCGGCGGCGAGCCGACGACGAGCTATACGCAGGCGACTACCGCGCTCGTCTATCGGCCCGACTGGCGCGCCAGGGCGGCGGCTCTACTGCTCGCCGTCAATCGAGACAAGCCGCGGATCGTCGCGCTGGTTCAGGCGCTCGCCGAAGGTGTTCAAGCGGTCGAAGACGACGCTTTCTCGCTCGTTTTCTCTCGAACGCTGGCGCTCTCGGGCGGCGATCAGCTTGATCAATGGGGCGCCCTCGTCGGCGAGCAGCGCGGCGGGCTCTCGGATCCCGACTATCGCCGCTTCATTGAAGCCCGCCTTCTTATGAACCGAAGCGTCGGCGACACGGATACAGTGATCAAGATCTTCGAGTTGATCACGGCGCCGAGCGTCGTTCGGCACCATAACCAG